CTTTTAGACTTGACTTATCAATATTGGACAGTAACGTAAATGTAGATCCAACAATCGAACCAACTTTGTATCTTGAACTGGTGTTGTAAATCCAAGAGTTTGCAAATACTTGCTTATAAGTTTTGTTTTCGTTTGGATTTTGGATTGCCTCACCAAGATGGCGGACAGTGATAATCTCACCCTCTTCAATAAGAGAAAGATCTCCAAGAGGAACAAAATCTGAGAGAACACCAGTTATACGGAGATCAACTCTCTTTGAGAGATCTCCATCTTCATAACCAAAAGCAGTTTCATCTGCTCTAATATCATCACCAAGAGAGATTGTTGAGTTTACTCCACTACAACCAAAGAACTGATTGACACTCTTTGAGGTATAGTCAATCTTATTAGTACCAGAAATAAGAGTTCCAGTCTGCCCAAATCCAATAGTTGAATCAACTGAAATGATAGATGCACCAACAGCGACTTCCTCTAATACTTTTGAGTTTCCTGGTACTTCAAATATACCCTCTACAAGATCTCTGTCATTGTATCCGACAAACAATCCAAGTCTATAATAGGTTTTATTATTTCTCGTGAATATTTCAACATCAGAAACTGATGCGTTGGTGTTCAGATCATTCGATCTGAAAATTGTTTGTCCCTCTAACTTGAAAGGATCTCCCGCAATATTTTCAGCAACAACAACTTCTCTTCTAATATATTCAGCAGAAGATGGTTTGATCAGTCTTTTTTCAAGATCTAATACTTTTGCATCTACACCATAGAGAACTTTGAAGATGATCTTTACAGATTCTTCAATACCCTTTGACTGATAGAAGTTTCTGGCGTGTTTGATGAAGTTTCCGACATTTAAATCAGAAACAAAATCACTATCTTCTAATCCTGGAGTAAAAGTTGCTTTGAGTTTCTTATAGAATTCTTGTAAGAACAGAACACTCAGGTTAGTAACTTCTGCATCTTGTGTATGAGACTTTGCAACAGAAGTTGAAAATACTACGTTCTGCTTATTTACATCCGAAAGGAAACTGGAAATACCTACATTATACCCAGTAATTCCACTGAAACCACGAACACAACCAGAAAATGTTGTATCTGTCTTTGAAGTGTATGTGATTATCTCATCATTGATCTTCAATAATCCGTATTCTTCTGGAAATCCCTTTGTAGAAGATACAGTAATTGTAGAATCAGAAGAAGTAATGTCAGAAGAGAGTTTAGTTTTTCCTACAACAACCTCGGGAACAAGATTGTCTATCTTAATGTAGCGATCAAGATTATTAATAAGATCGGAATCTGCACCCTGATATTCCTGAGAAATGTAATACTGCCTAAAAAACTCAACAGCTTTGGGAAAATCTGCGACTAAAAACTCTGGAAGTTGGCTCTCAATAATTTTATTGAGTTCCACTCTCTTCTCAAAATGCGACATATTTTACTTCCTCTCTAGGGTTCCGTTAGAATAACTTGATGTATAGTAATCTCGTGTAAAGCTGACGCCAGAAATATCCTCACCAGATGCAATGACATCTTTTACCATATTTATTGTACTATTGGAAACATTAAAACTCAAATATAAGTCTTTCAAACCAACAACATCATTTGAATCTGGGAATGCTTGAATCTCAATAATATCGTTATTGGCAACAGTTGATGTAATGTTTAATGTGTTGATTAATATCTCCCCTTTGGTATAATCAATCGTTCCAACAGACTTCACAGCAACTTGCAATTTATCACTCTCAGTTCTCTTGATTGCGGAAATAACACCCTTTCCACTACCGTCAAGATTGCCGTTAGCATCTTTATTTGGAACATCAGTGAAATAAACAGTGTCTGATGATCCACTTACAGTGAAACCAGTACTCTTGATATTGTATCCGGCAGGATTGATGTGGAATCTATTACCAAAACAGAGTTCATACTGTGCAAACTGATTCTTCAATACCTTCATATCCCTTCTAATCTTCACTTTTGTGATGTTAGAAGTAACTGCCCTATCAACTCTATCGATTAATTGAAGAATCTTACTGTACTTGAATCTTCCACCAAACTTGTTGATGTCAACATCTTTCGAATATGTCGTCAGAGCACTCACAATATTAGTTCTAAGATCATCAACGTTCGATACTTGTGTTGTGTTGTAGTAGACTGAGGAATCGACTTCAACATAAAGGACTTTCAGATCGACAATTCTCTGATTGATACCAGCAATTGAGTATTGTTTGAGTTTACTCAGGATATTTTGCTTGTCAAAATCAGAAACATATGTACCATTCTTTGGTTTGATGCTGATCTGAACACTACCATATTGTGGAGGAGTCAACTCTTCTCCACCAACAACAGCAACTGATTCTGTATTGGGATAAATCGACTGAATAATCGCCTCATAGTCCCTTGCAGTAACCGCTCTATACTGTGCAGAATAGAGTCTAGGGGCGAAGTATTTGATCGACGATACATTCTCTATCTCACCGCCGTTCATCGCCTTCTGGACGGTTGTAACGGGCACTGAGGCAGAAGGAATGACTCTTACGTTTGACTCATCAACAAAGTTTCCTTGGAAATCAAATGCAGATGGACCATTACCATCCTCACCATCAGTGACAATATATCTGACAGTAATGACTGAATTATTTTCAAGTTCTCTACCAAAGTATCCATCACCAAACAGAAGTTCATATCTTTCATCTTGAACTTCTTGAATGAGATAGATTTCTGAATTCTTATTCAGATTTAAAATATTATCTACACGGTTGTACTCTCTACCTAAACCAGTATCGTTAATACCTTTGACATAGGTAACGATAGTCGATGCATCAATGTTTGGGTTATCAATGATAAAACGTTGATCAACTGACTTATCAACTAAAAACTGCTTCTGTAACAGTGTCCCTTGATAGACTTGAACGGGAGAAGATGCTGAACCAAACTGTGCAACACCATTAACAACGTTTGCAGTGATATCTTCTGGGATTGAGAAGCGATATGAGGTATTATCGAACGATCCAACACACACCAGACCCGCTCTAAGGGTGATGAAACTGCTTGAAGTAGTCGTAGGGACACTGAATGTTACATGTGCCTTAGCGGCACTCTTAGAGCGTGGTACGTAACCAATGTTTCTTGCGAGAGAAACCACGTTTTCCCTTACTGTTGCCGAATCCAGGAAGGATTCATTGACAACTAGGTTCGCATTGAAAGCATTGATGTAGGTATTATACGCAAGAGTATCGATCAGGACCGAAAAATTAGATCCTTCAAAGTCAAAATCCGTGAAATTTGAATTTGCACGGAGATATGACTTAATTTCTGCTTTAATCTGATCGAAATCTAGGTTGGTAAACTGAGTAAAAGGCATTGTTTATCGTGTTGCCTCTAATAAGAATGAAAATTGTTGCGTTGGAAGGTCCTGACCGACGATATCAAAGATTACATTGACATCAAAACTGTTATCATCTGGTCTTGGATCAACCTGAACCCTTAAGTTATTCACTCTTGGTTCGTAAAACCGCACTGTATTACGAATTTGGTCCTCAATTACAACAGCAGTACTATAATCAACGAAGTCAAACAGACTTCTACGTATGTTTGTACCCAGAGTAGAGTTAAAAAAGCGTTCGGTCGGGATCGTTTCGACTAAATTTCGAACAGATCTACGAATCGCACGCTCATTTGTCAGTATAGGAAGGTCTTTTGTCACAGGATGTGGATCAAAAGACAGACTAATATCCTTAAATGCTCTTGAAATCCTCTGAACTGCCATTGAAATGGTACTTTTCGTTCAATTATTTATACCTACTACCCAGAAATCTTGCCATAATATGGTTCTGTGCCATAATCCCAATCATCATAATCCTCATCATTACGAATCTTCTCATGAAGTTCGTTTTGAGTCTTAAAATCGTGCTTTTTTGGTGTCAAATCGTCATTTGCAATCTCACGAAGCATCTTCTGATGCTGATCATTTGCTAAATTATCCAAAAAATCACTCTTTGGACGCATTGAACCATAGTCTGAGACGAGTTTTGTGGTTCCCCACATCTCTCTCATGTAGTTTGCATCTCTATCGACAGGTGAATTGCCCATTGTAGCTCCTGATTTACTGCGAAATCAGAACTTTTAGAGGGGTTGCTATCCCTTAATCGTATTTATTGACATCAAAAAAGGGGCATAGTGCCCCCTATATCATCCTTTGCCTTGTCCGCGATACGCTTTACGCTTCTTATTACGAGAAGTAGCGGCATACTTCGTATTCGTTCCGCTGCCCTGACGAGTCTTCTTCGGCTTTCCGGGCATAAAACCCGTCTTGTTCAAACCAACTTTTGCCTTCACTGCCATAATACTTAACCTATCCTAATGATTTTTGTTTCAAGTGTTGAGGGATTTGGAGAACCTTTCTGATAATACTCTATCGAAAGGTCCTCCATAATATCAAAGTATTCTTCCTGTGTCAAGTTCTTAAAAAGGACTTTCCCATTACGGAGGATTGTATACTTCTCTTCCATTGCCTCAGATAATACGAGTCTTCTCGTGTCCGACGCGGATGCGAGGATCACACCAAATCTCAAATCCTGCTTCTTTTGCATCAAGACAGAAACTTACATCTTCTCCGCACATGTCCTGAACCTCACCAGATTCAAAGACTTGCATCTTCGGTGCAAACCAAGGATACTTCATATCCTCATGCTCAAAGACACCGTTCTTAATCAGCAACCAACCAAATCCTGCATAATCAACAGTGAATGGTTTGCGACGCTTACTGATACTTTCACCAGTTTCATGATTCATGACTCCACCATTATTACGGAAGTCATCTTCTTCCATCCAGTGTGCAACAGAGGTCGTTTGACCGTCCTCAGTCATATACCAACCAGATGCAATGTCTTGATCCATCAGCACCAATTGATAGAATTTTTCTGTGTTAAACACAATGTCACTATCAATCCACAACTGCCAATCATATTTCAGTTTGCCATCCCATGGCTTCTGATCAGGTCCACGCAGTACGTTCGCTCCCAAACACTTACATCTTGCAAAATTTACCATCGATGAGTAATCTTGCGAGATCTGGATACTTGCTCCACTTTGTACAAGATCAAAACACAGTTGTACAAAGTTCTTTAAGAACGTGTAAGATACTCCGCGTCCAGGCAGACAGAATACAACCGTCTTGCCCTTGACCATTTCTCTTGCTTTATCAAAGTCCCACTCCGCTTCTTTCTTTACCACGGGAGCGGTTGCCTTTACTGTAAATCCTTTTGCCATAACTTAATCAAGTTTGAATTTGAATCGATTCATTCGGAATCATAACGCATTATCTATAAGAAGTCAATCACTTCACTTCTGTAATGATTATACAGTCTCCATCGACCTCCATATTAACCTCTGTACCCTCATACCACCCATACTCTGAGATGATCCACTCAGGTATCGTAATGTAATACTCACCAGTTACTGGATCGACCTCCACAGTCGTAAAATTTTCTCCGGGATTTTTTTGCATATCGGGTATTCCTATTTCCGTTTTTGCTTTATATAGAAAAACTGTGAGTTCTATAAAGAGCTCGCGAAAGCAAGACTTTATAGCTTAGAGGGACCCATGCGTTTTATATACGGGGGGACCCACACGACCCCCGGGGGCGGCGGCACCCCGACGGGGGCACTGCCTACCACGCACCCAGGACTGCTGTCAACCCACCCTGTGCCAGTTAGGGGACTGACCCCTAACCGAACACAAGGTCCGCGATGGCGTTGATCGCCAGGTCGCTGTACCAGACTTCCAGTTCCCCAAGGTCTACCCGCTCACCCATCATGTGCCCATAGTCCTGAGCGAACTGCACCAGGAAGTTCAGGTCCTGATCAGGGTTCCAGGCGAACTGCACTGCCTCATGCCAGGAGATGGTGCCGTTGGCGTCGGGAGTGGGGTGGGTCATCGGATCGCTTGTGAACTGAGATAATTGTAGGGGATGGGAAGGGGGAACCGTGGCAGGTTCCCCGATTGTTCATAATCAGTTACAAACGGGAAGGGCACCCTCTCCCAGGTTGATCCCCGAATAGAAAGGCACGGTCTCACGCTTGCCAGTGGCGTTGTTGACCTGAGAGACGAACCAGGTCCAATCCTTTTGGAAGACGCCCTCACCATCCATAGCGTGAGCGTCGCAGATAGCGTTCAGGCGGGATTTCGTAGTGTTGGACTGCCACCCACCGTCAAAGAGTTGCACGCCGTCTTCTGAGACCGTAGCGATGTGGTTGCCATGCAGGTAGACGCGGGACACGTTGTCTTCGGCGTCAAACTGTACAGAGGTGTTACCCGACTGCCAGTTGAGGTTGTTGCTGATGGCGGCGTTCATCAGGGATTCGATCTTACGCATGATGCTTTGGGGTTGTGTGAACTGAGATCAGTATAAGGGGTCAGGCGACGAATCCGACTGGATGAGTGTACAGTGCGGCGATTGGCACAAGGGCAACGGGTGCAGGGGGAAGGGGACCGTTCGGAGTCTGAACGGGAATCAACTCTGCATCACGGTCTGGGGTTGTGGGGTTGAAAGGAATACCCCAGTTAGCGGGAGGAAGAAGAAGCATGAGTCCGTTGCGGTTGTGGGTAGTGTAGCAGGTCGCCCGCTCAGTGGCGGTCGGAGATATTCCAGGTCCCGTAGGTTCCTTCAGGACGGGTTTCGTTCCACTTGGCGAACCACTCGCGGCGGCGTTGCTCCGCTTTGAGTTCTTCAAGGTACTGCTGACCGATGGCGGCGAGTGCGTCGGAGGATGCCAGGATGCCGTTGCCGTAGTCTTTCATTGGTTTGGGGTTGTGAACTGAACGTATTGTAGAGGATGGGGTGGGGGACTTGGCGTCCCCCTTGTGCAGGTTAATCAACCGTCACTCAAAGGACGGGATCTTAGCGACTGCCTCACCGTTAAAGGTGTCTGCCCAAACGCCTGCGATCTGAGCGGCACTGTACCCGCAACCTTCCAGGGAGGGATCAGCGGAAGGGACGCTGCTCACCCACACCTGCTGGCGGGTGGTGAGGTCGGATGCTTGGCGGAAGATGGTGGGGGTGCTCATCGGTGTCGTTTGAACTGAGTTAATACTAAGGGCAGGGGGGTCGTATTCAGGCGGCAGGTGTGCAGGTCGTTGCATTGGCACACACTCGGGCGACTTCATCCTTCATGAAGATGCTACGCCCTGCGGCGTTGAACTGCTCCCGTGCTGCTTCGCGGTACTGCTCCCATTGGGCGTCGGTAGTGTCCAGGGAGGGGGCAGCGTCACCCATGCATAGGCAGAACCCAGCGAAGGCGTCCAGGTCGCTCATGAAGTCGCGGAGGTCCTGGGGGCGGTAGTATTCCCGCCGCAGGATATTGACCGCTACGGGGTCGCTCATCCGATCAAACCAGGCAGGGGCACAGACCCGCTCAAACTGCTGCTCATCCCTTAGGAAGGGATGATAGGTGCCCTTCTCAAAAGCAGCGGCGACGGTCTGCCACTCAGCGGACTCTAACCAGATCGTGCGGCGGGACATGTGGAGCGGTTGTGTGTTGTGAGAACAATAGGGCACCGGGGACACCGTGCCTCTTTTGTGTGCCAGTGATTAAAGTGGCACAAGGTTTGAGGGGGGGGTCGGGTCGCGTGCTAGGATGAAGGTAGAGCCCTGACTCAGTTACAGAGTGTTAAAAAAAGGGGGGCAACGCCCCCCTGCTGATCAGATCATGGTAGTCCTGAGTGCCTCTTTCAGGG